CCACCAACTGCCAACATTTAATTTTTTTCTTGAAATTGTATCGCTGTGTTTAGTATATTCCGGTATTCTGTTGTAAGATAACCATTTTTGCATACGAAGTCCAAAAACTTCTTGTTTGCTTCTTTGCTGAACCATTAAATAATCAACCTCTGATTTGCTTACACTTTCAGCATTTTCAGCAGTATGCTTATAAACACCACCATTTGATATTTGATAAGCTAAAACCAAAAGAACATTTTTAGCAGTTGCACGAATTAAAAAGTCAACTATAAAATCATTGTATAAAGTTAAATAATTATCAGCTAAATTGTCATTCTCAAAATCGGTGCAAATCTTATCGTATAAAACTTGACCTATTAAAGGCTCTAAATCTGTTATTTGCGCATCCTCAATGCAAGGCACTATTTTATCAAAGTCAATGTTGCCATTTAAAGGCGTTTTTGCGACTACTTGCTGCGGTGTTATTAATAGTATCATAATTTATTTTATATGTCGTGAGGTGCTATTCCTGCAATTCCACTTGCTCTATCTTTTTTCGCATCGTCAATAGCAATTGGTGATTTAACATCAGGCACTACATCTTTAATTTTATAAGTTAATTTTTCCCAATAATGTTTACAAGTTCCCCCTGTAAATGTGGCACTTAACAAGCCACCGCCCTTATATTTCCAAATAGAATAAGGATTATTTGGGTTAGGATGTTTACCGAAACCGGGGTTAACTGTGATATCACCCATGGCCTCAATATCCTCTCTTCTGTAAATCTTATTTGCTCTCATCATATTTTTACAAAATTCTCTTTCAGGTGATGAATTACCTGCGTATCTATAACGAAAAAGATAAAAATCAGTATCATAAATACTTCTTCGATTTGAGTTTGCAGTTCCTGTGCTTGTGGCAAATTTATAAGATAACTTTTCTTCTTCTTCATAGTCAACAGGTTTGCACTCTATTAACTCATAATTCTCTAAATCTTCATCCTCGCCTAATTCAATAAGTTCAATACCTATTTTTTTTTTTTCTTCTGATAGTTTTACTTCCGTTTCAACTTCAACTTTTTTAGGTCGTAAATTCATAAAATACAACTCCAAAGTAATTTTATTTTGACCTAATACGTATTCAAATCCATCGGTTAAAGCGTTTTGCATTGGCGTAATTACATTCAACATTGTTTCGTTAAATGCAGTTTCAATTTCATCCGCATTACTGCTAAATCCTGTTCCTGATTGTATTCCTAAAATTGCACCGCTTACAACTTTGTGAGCTGTCAATAATTGCTTTCTCGCTTCCTCTGTTAAAAATTGATATTGTTGATGCGCATCTGCAATAGCTATCGTTTCAATCGTAGTGGCATTGTCTTTATTTGAGTTAAAGGATAAGATAAACTTATTAGCGTTATTTGCGCCTGTCCATTTTTTAATAATGTTACGTTCAAATTGCGTTTTAACCTCATCATCAGTAACACCTTCATTTACATTTATTATATGCCCTGCGCTCAATCCGTTTTTAATATGGTTCACAGAATAAACAGAAATTTGCTCTTCTAATTCAGCATAATTTAATCCTGAATAATACGATGGCCTTGCAAAATAGAAATCGTTAATAGAATATTCTTTAATTACAAAGACTGTCTTTTTTTCAGTTGTTCCTTGAACAAATACCGGTATTTGAGTTGGCGGATATTTTCTTGTATCACTCCAATCGTAAGAATACCAATAAGAATTTATAACTCCATTTTCGTCAACTTCATTTGGAACTACTTTATTTTTTGGCAAGTGATTTATTTGTGCAATTTCATTTCCTGTTTTACCTAAAATTATCTCAAAACTACATTCGTGAAATAAGGTATAATCTTTTACTAATTTACGAACTACATCTTTTGTAAATAGTTTGTTAACTTTAGCCATTTGAATAGCTTGATTAGCCATATAATTTGCAGTTAATCCTTGGCCATAAGTATAAGAATAGTAACTGTCTAAAATTGCGGCATTTGTTGGAGAATATTTATAGCGATTAATTACATAATCATAACCCTCATTATTTTTTCCGTTTAATACATAAGTTTTACCGCTTGGCTTGACCTCGTCAAAAATCTGCGTATCAAATGCGCTTAAACTTATTGTTCTTAAATCTCCCATTATTGATTGATTTTATAATTTTGTAAATCTGTTTGATCCGTTGCAAATGCTTTGCCTCGAAATAGTGTATTTTCATTATCGTAAACTTCAAATTCAAAAGTGCTTCCTTCGCTTACTGTTTTGTCAAATTCAAAAGTCAAATAACCATAACTATAAACAGCCGACAAATCCTCAAAAGTTTCTTCTGTGGCTTTGCTTTCATCACGTATTTTTAAAGTAACTAAATTCGCTTCATAACGAGGTATAATAGTTACAGTTTGAGTTTCTTCTGATGGTCTAAATATTATCATACTAATATAACGAAAAAAAAATATTTTGATACAAAAAAAAAGTCAGCATAACTTAATACGCTGACTTTTACATTTATTTTAAAAAAACTTAATCGTTTACATATTGGTCAGAAACCAAAGCAAGTAAAGAAGTTACTGCTGAACTTGATAAAATTGGAGCAGTTTCAGGCTCTAACGCTTGTAACGTCATTTTCAATCCGTAGAAATCACCTAAAGCACCACCTAATTCTCTTGTTCCTGTTGTTTTATCAGCACCATTTTTCAATCCAATAGCGTGATAAGTTCCGTTGTTATCTTCCAAAAATATCAACATTCTATCTCTTGAAAGCAATTTAGCTTGATTAACTAAAGCAGCAGTTAAGCCGGTTAACATCAAATTTAATTGACTATCATAAAAAATAGTTCCGTTATCTCTTGAAGCTGTTTCAGTTTCAACATAAGTGTTACCTGTATTTTTCAATTCAAATTTAAAAACTTCATCTAAAGTTCCCAAACCTGTAAGTTCTGAATTAACTACCGTTGCACCAATATCTGAAAATGGAGCAAAAAAGGCATTAACTAAACCACCTGTAAAATTTTTGCATTCTAAAAGTCTGCCGTTTGTTATAAATTCACACGCTGCCATTATTATAATGTTTTAAATAAGGCGGTATTTTCAACCGCCTTGTTATTTATTAAACTGTGTAAGTTGTGTATAAAACAACTTCTGCACCTCTTACATATTGTACTCCTGCTGTGTAAACCATTTTGTAACGAACTGTTCCGCTCAAATCAGTATCATCCATGTCTTTAACACGCACTTCATTATGATCAGAAAGCAAACCTGTTCCAAAATATAAGTTTTTCTTTTGGTAAACTACCATAGTACTTGCAGGTAAACCATTGATAACTTCTAAAACGTAAGTTCCATAACGTAATTGAAAATCTTCACCACCAAAACCTGCGTTGATACCTGCTCCGATTAATGCTTGTTGGTAAAACAAAGCCACATCAGCAGAAACTGCAAATACTAAATCTGATTTTCTTCTCAAAGCAACAGGCACAGCAGCCATAGTAGCCTCGATTTTAGAAATTACATTTGCTTTTGTAATAGCAACAGGAGATGCTACATCAATTACAGTTGCATCACCTAAAAATGCAGGAATGAATCCATCAAAGTGACCATCGTCAGTAGCCTCACCAATCCAAATATCTGAATCAGTAGCTTGTGCTGTATCAGCTAAAATTTCAACTAATAATGCAGCTTCCTCATCAACCGGCATATTGTCGTTGTGAGCAGAGAAACCCATTGAAGCAGTATCCCATACATTTCTGAAATCTTCTTTACAAAGTTCAGCTTCGTTTTTGATTTTCTTTGGCTCTAAAATTACCTCGTCAAGTGTTACACTTCCCGCAGGAGTGAAACCACAAGAATAATCTGTTCTACCATTACCGTAATCAATTTTACGGATTACTTGTTTTACAGGAATATTTGGTAAAATTGTTACCAAACCTCTCTGAATAGTGTCTGCTTCTTTAAAAGCTTTCCCTATAATTTCACCTGCCACCGTTCCTGCATAGGAACTGTTTACTGTTGTTGTTGTTGCCATTTTTTTTTAGTTTTTATTTTTTAATTCTGTTAATGATAATGCTAAACGCCCTTTTAATGTTTTTGGTTTTTCTGTTGTAACTTGTAATGGTGCTACTTTTGTTTTTGTTACCGCAGGAGTTTCAGAAAGTTCAACTTTTAAAGTTTCGTTTTCTTTAATTTGCTCCGATAATTTAGTTTCGATTGCTGAAAATCTTTGCTCTAAATTCTCATTAAATTTAATAAGCATTGAACTAATAGCATTTTTTAAATCTGAAACCTCATTTGTGTTTACTGATGCAGGAGCAGCCATTTCTTCAACAGGTGCTTCAACTACTTCTTCTTCTTCTTTTGCTGAAATCTCTGCAATTATGCCAACTTCTGCAACTGAAATTTTAGTTCCATCGTTAAGGATGTACTCTCCAATCGGAGCAGGAACATTTCCATCAGGAGTTGCAACTGAAATAGTGCCTCCAATCTCCGGCATTTCAGTTTCTGTTACCAATGTTAAACTGCCATCTTCTGTCTTCCATTCGGCCAATTTAACTTGTTTGCATAAAAGAGTCTTAAACTCATTTAGCAAATCATCTTTCATTTGTTTAAAATCCATATTTACTTTTGTTAATGTTACTTTTTCGTCAAACATACCTTCTATTGAAAATCCGCTTCCGTTATCTTTACACAATTGCCATTGCTCTTCATCTTCTATTTTCATAGCCACAACCCAACTGCCAACAGGCGCATCAATTCCGTATAATGCTGTCTTATCTTTTTCTAAATCTTCAACAATCCAACTCTCTACTATTGTGCCATTCAAAGTATATTTAGAATGTTCCAAATTTGCATTACTTTGATTGCCTTTTTTAAGATACAATTCCGAGGCACGTTTTATTGTTTCTTTAGAAAAATAAACATAGTACTCTTCCTTTGTTTTTTCGTCAAATCGATAAATCTTTTTTTCGGGAATCAATGCAACCCCTAATAAAATTTTCTTTTCATTATCGATTTTTGCAAATTGTACTTTTTTTTCATCTGCCAAAGCAATAAACTTGCTCTCCATGGCCGGAGATCCAACTACCGAAATGCAGTCAATCCCTTGTATTTCTTCATCCGATAAAAATAACTCGTATGTTTTCATAACTATATAACGATTTTTTTTTTTAGTGATATATTTTTTTTATCCAAAAGTTGATGTAGCCACCGCATTACGGTCAAGAGATTGCTGTGTGCTTACTTGATTACCCACGACATAAGTTTGTATAGGTCTATTTTGTTGCCCTGCAATTGTTTGACTTAATTGATTGGTTGAACTTTGACCTACGATATTAAATTGTGGCGGAGCAGGTGAGCTTCCACCACCGCCACCTGAAACAGAAGAACCACTTGAAGCACTACCCACATTTGTAGACAATATTTTTCGAAGTTGTAAAGCTGCAAACACTCCCGCTAAAGATGCTTGTACAACAGGATATGCAGGGAATCCTACTGTTATTGGTGATTTTTGAGCAGTTGAGTAAGCATTTTGAACACCCTCGATTCCACTAATTGTAGCCTGTGCAACCGCAACCGCTTTTCCTATTTTAGAACCCTTCCCTGCTATTTCAGCAACTAAAGACAATCCTTGTTGAGCGAAAGCTAATTTAGCACTTAATAAGGCTTGTTCTTTTTGTTTAGCATCTTCTTTAGCTTTATCGTCAATATCACCTAAATCCTTTTCAAGTTTCTTTTTTAATTCTGTTTGTAATGCTGCATTTCCTTCTGCCGCTAAATACTCTGCCTCATATTTTTGGGTTAAAACAAGTTTTTCATACTCGCTTTTTTCCATTGACAATTCTTGTAATCTCAACCACTCAGCATCTTCTTTAGCTATTTTTTGTTGTGCTAATTTTTTGTCTAATTCTAATTGAAGATTAAAATATTTTTCGTCTAATAATGCTTTTAAATTTGCTTTCTCATTTTTTGTTTTTGCTAATTGATTTATTTCTTCTAAATCACGTTGTTTTTGTAAGTCAAGTTTTTCTTGTTCTGTAACTGCCGATGCATCTTGATTTGCTTTTAAATAATTAGCATATAAATCATTAAGTTTTTGTAACCTTTCTTCTTCTATTTTAGCATTTTCTTCTGCTATTTTAGCAGCATCTTCACCTGCTTTTTTATCAATAGCTTTTTTACTTAATTGATAACCAGCTCTATCATTTAAAAGTTTATTTATTGTTTCTTGTGATGCTTTTACTGCTGCATCTCCATCTTTTTGTACTTTATCTGGGTCAAATGCTAATTTAGCTATATAGTCTACTGCTTTATCTCCAAGTTTTTCATCAATATTATATTTAATATCAATGCCCGGAATTTTATTCATTAAATTAATAACTTTATTAATTACAGTTGCATAAGTTTCATAAACAGTTCTTATTGGTGTAGATATAAATTCAATATAAGATTTTAATAAATCAAAATTTCTTTTAGCACCTTCAACTGCTAATTTTGTATTTAATTTTTGATTTTCTTGGTTTATTTGATTTGCAGATATTGCTTCGTCAGTTTGTTTAATTTTAATATCTAAAATTTCTTTTTCTGATTTACCTTGAAGTTTTAAAATATTATCTTGACTATCTATTGCTTTTAACTTTTCATTTTCTTGGTCTACATTTTTTTGAGATAATGCATTTAATTTTTTTTGTTCTACACTTACACCACTAACTGCTTCTTTTATATCATCCCAATATGCATAAATAGTACCAGCAGCAACAACAAATGCCCCAATACCAGTAGCTATAATTTCAGTTTTAATTCCTTTCAAAGCATCTACTGCTACCGCTTTTAATTGCTTAAAGCTATCTCTCGCCTCTCCTAAAGTTTGTAAACCTTGAGCAATAGCCATAGCAGACTGAACTTTTAAAAGTTGTTTTTCTAAGTCTTTAGATTCAACTCCTACCAAACCCATAGCACCTTGATAAGCTGCAAATCCTCCAGCTACTCCAGATAATGACGCACTTAATGCCTTGAATTTTGCATCTGGATTAAATGCCTCTGTAAGACTTTTAGCGTCTCCGATTCTGTCTTTTAAATCTGCTGCTCTTTTTGATGCCTCTACTGCCTCTTTTGAAGTTGCTCCGAACTTATCAGATAAGGCCGCTACTTCAGCTTGTGCCTCACGTAGTTGAGTTTTTAAAGACTTGGCTGCCTCCTCGGTTTTTTTAAAATTTTGAGTAAAGTTATCTAACCCGCCATTGGCACGTACAACATCAACATCTATTTCAATCGTTTTCTTAATCGCCATCTTTTTACTGTTTTAAATAATTCTTTATAAGTTCTTGGGTAACGATAAGCACCTTTTGCAAATTCTATATTTTCGCTTCCGTTATAAAAATCCATTGTGTTTAATAATTCTACTAACTTCCCTATCATTGTGTTTGTGTTATTGTTAATGTAAAAGTGTCAAGTCCGATAACAACATCTAATTCCATGCTTCTTTCTAAAAGCGGATTTGTTATTGCAGCTGTATACTCTGAAACTTTAATTAAAAGGTAAGCACTTGTATTTCCGAAAGTATTTTCTAAATCAACCCATCCAACACCATCACCTGTATCAACTTTTGTAACTACATAAGGACTATTCGCAAGTATTTTCAAATCATAATCTTGCGCTCCACTTGTAGCAAATAATTCTGTGTATTGAATGCCATTATCAAATGGTGAATATTGTGGCAAATAGTAATAGGTAGCATCCGCACTTATTTCAGTTGTATCAACCGAATATTCAATAGTATCAACTGTAATCGGTATGATTGAATTTATACTTTTATAAGGCGCACCGATATAATTCAATAATTCATAATTTACCTCGCCTGTGGTAAGATTAGAACGCATTGAATTAATTATATATGCCCTATCGCTTATTTGTATCCTATCATTTAGATTAATATCTATAATTTTGCCTATTGGCAATTGCGCTCTGTAATTACCTAATCGTCTTTTTGTTGAATATAAATCAGAAATATAATCCTCCCAATAGTTGCTGAATAAATTGTTTGTTATTTCAGAATATAAAAAAGTGGATATATCCGCAGAAAAGTTTACCGATTGTGTAACTTGGTCAAAATTACTATCATTTTCAGTTGATGTAAACCAAGTATAATCTAAATCAGAATGGCCATCTGCCTTAATTGGTAAATCATAAAATTGATAACCTGCACGATAAAACAAATAAGGCTTTCCGATATAAGGCTGTAAAGTTTTGTCAATAGATTTTCCAACTTGCACGTTTGTGATATCGTCTGTTGATCTATCAGTTAAACGCTCAAACATTAAGTTATCAAACTGCGTTTCAACTTTCAATTCACCGCCATCAATATCGTATGTCGTAGCCAAATCTCCATAACCTAAATCAAGACCATTGTTTTCTCTAAATTGTTCGTTGAGTATTTGCCCCGATTTTTGATGTTTAAAGTCTATTCTTTTAAATAGCTTTGGTTTTTTAATTGTAATATCTTTAGTATCTATGTATTTGGTAATATCAACTAATTTACCCTTACTATACCAATCATCCAAAGGAATAAAAGAAAAGGTATTATTCGAAATTGGTGTTAAAACCAAATTGAACATTTTTATAATTGAAGTAATAAAATCTCTAACTTTTAATTTTGGTATTTGTTCAGATATTTTAAAAATCGAATTAGCTGTTGTTTGACTTGCTGAAATTGCAGTTAAAACTCTTAATGAAATTAAATCAGGCGGATAATCAGGCGGATAAAAACTTATTAGACCGGTATAAACTAATTGAGATGTAAAAGTTAAATTACCGCCTATACTTGAAACTTTAAAAGTAAATAAATGATTTGATGAATCTTTATTTTCTGTGTTTTCGAATATTGTAGTATTTGTAGTTTGAAATAAGTTATTATAAGTATTATATAAAACACCATTATCAAAAACTTCTAAAATGTAAGGATAAGGAGATGTTGTAATTATTTTTATTTTAATCCTTGCAAATTTATTGTATTTTCTTATATTTAAATCACTAAAATTATTTTCCCAATCTACAGCAACAGAATTAGTAGTAATATTAATTTCCGGACTTGGAACACTCCAAGCTTCAGTATTTATTGTTAAACTTGTATAATCTATACTTAATGGTGTTGAAAAAACTTTTATTTCGCCTGAATAAGAATGCAACCACATAAACAAATTGCCAAAAGCAGCACGATTTAAAAACTCCCTATCAAATAAAATATTATATTTATTTTCTATTGCTTCTAATATTCTAATGATTCTTAAAGCAGGTTTTAAATCGGTGTATTTTATCTCACCTAAAACATTTGTAATATCATCCGTATTTCCTGTTCCAATTTGAAAGTTTCTAATGCTTGAAATCAACGGATAATAAACATCCCCATTATTTATACTTTCATTTTGAGTTGCATTGAAAACAATGCTTCTTGTAAAATCATGGTCAAACTCTGACAAGTCTAAAACAGTCAAGTCATCATCTCCAAAACTATCAGATAGGTTTACTACTTTAGAAAAGAAACGAATTGTGTAACTTGTAGGTTGAGCATTTTTTAATTTAACATCTTCCAATTGAATAAGACCAAATCTAAATGGCAAACTACCAATTTCAATTAACGAGCTTACACGAATGTTAGGGTTAAAACTTCCATCGACATCAGAATTATAATAGTGCTGAAATATTCTATTATTTGTATCACTTGCCGGAACTGTAAAACTTTGACTAAAATCGCTGAACGTTTTTGAAATATCATTTATATTTTGAACGCTTGAATTTAACTCAAAGTTTTCATCCTTGAATAAATCAACCTTTATAAAATTATCGGGGTTATTTATATCTTGTATGTATAGGTTAGTTCCTATCATTATTGTACGTTATTTATAATGTCAAATGAATATTTAAAGTTAAACGAATATTGTATTAACTTGTCATTTAATTGCGTTTTATATGCTACTGATTTACTCTCTAAATTAACCGGAAGTATCTCGCCATCTTCAATAAACCATTTCTTCTCTGACAATAGCATTTGTTTTACGTTCTCATTTTCTTCTTCATTCAAATAATCAGTATTGCAAATGATTGCGCTTCTTCCGTTTAAATTAAAAGTGCTGTATTGGTGATCCGTTGTATTATAAATTCCGAAATTAGAAGTTAATCCTCTGTAATCTTCGCCATCAACATCGTCTGTTATTTTATTTACTAACGTAAGAAAAAACGATTGTGGAAATCCGAACTTATTTATAAATACACAATTGATAACCGGATAAATACAGCCATCTAAAACATCGTAAGTAATTGTTCGAGTTTCATCCTCATAAACAAACTCACAAACTATAACATCATCAGTATCGTAGTCTTTTAAATTTATGCTTTGAATGTACTCTGTATTCAAATCCAAATTGGCAGTAATAGTAATTGCATCACCATTAACTTCCAAAGAAGTCAATCCATCAGTTATAAAATAAAGCCTATTATCATTATCTCTGAAATGTCTTTGATTGTTGTTAGAAATTAAAACTTTGCTTGTTAATTGTGGATTGAAACCCTCGTTAAAATAGCCATAACCATACATCGCTAAAAGTGTTCCATCAACTTCAAAAACTTGGTCGTTATAATCAAAGCACAAAGCGTTATATTTTACCCAACAAGTAGCATCGGGTTGAGTTGGCTGAACTCCTGCCAAAAGATAATTATCAATGCTTGGATTTGTATTTTCTTTTATTAAGTGATTAATGTCAAAAGATATTGTGCTTTGCCCTAACTGAACAACTTGCTTTGATAGTTGATAGTTTGGTAATGTTGGTAATGTATTTACATCAGGACTATACGCAAAGAACTCCATTGTTACAGTATCAAATAAAACGTTTGGAGTTATGCGAAAAGAATAAGTGCTTCTTACTAAAGCATAAGTCAATGGCAGCTCAACATTGGTGTTAATTATTTCATAAGTAATTCCGGCAGTTCCGCTGTAACTTATATTGATATTTCCTTCGCTTGAATTGTCAGGATCAACATCACAACTAACTATATTATCTTCTTTACTAAAACTAATGTAATCGGGAACTGTAAACGCTTGTAAATAGGTAAGTAAATTTGTTGCTGAAGCGTTAGCATCAACACCAATTAATATATCATCTGAATTTACAGGAGTGGTTTTAAAAACCCCACTAAAATAATTGGTTTGATATTCGCTAACCACATTAACGGAAAACAAAAAACTCGTTCCATTTGTAGGGTTGCTATCTAAAATTATATTAAGCCTTTTGCCCATCTTCTAAACTATATTTTAAAAACGATTCAACATCTAATCCGTATGCTTCTAATATTGTGTCATCTAATCCTTTAAATCCAACTGCAAAGGCATCAGTAAAAAACAAACTTGGCCTTAATCCTGTATTGAATATCGACCTTCTAATATTAAAAAGCATTTGTGATCTACTTGCAAACTTGCCATTTGCTCTCGGTGCTATTCCTTTTCTAATTACCCAAGCATTAATAGCAGTTTTAAACATTCCTTTCGGTGCTGTTCCTGTTCCAAATTTATAGGGGCTGTTTGGTGCTTTACTACTTGACCTTGCGCCCTTAACTCCCAAGTCTTGAAACGTTCCATAATCTTCCATTGAAAATGATAATTGAAAGCTATTAGGACTTACTTTGTAATCACCACTAATTGACTTCGATAAATTGCCTGTTGCGTTTTTGCCTTTACGTGCTAAATTTGTACGTGCATTTGAAACAACCTCGTTTATAAATTGCTTCAATGCTATCTCCGTATTTTTTTGACTAACAGACATTGATTTCGTTGTTAGGGATTATCAACTCTAATTCAGTTCGCCACCCATCCAACAAGTTCATATCTTCAAAAATAATAGGAGTTAAAATAGGAATATTATTTAGTTCAATCTTATCAGCATTATTTTGTAATCTTAATTTTGTAACCAATCTATTTAGAACAGCGTGGCAGGTGTTAAGATTATCCAACTCGTTATCGTTTTGCAACCATTTATCAGTCACTATCTTTTTACTTATATTTCTCAAATCAACCACAGCAACCTCAAACGTAAAAGATATAAATTGATTGTCAGCAGTTGAAGATGTAACTTGCAAATGCGCCAAAGGGAATACATTTTTTTTATTTATATCCATCCCCGACTTTAATCCATGTACAATAGTATGAACATTGACATCCTCTTGGAGCAACTCTTTTAGTAATTCAATCGTTAAATAAAATCCTCTCATTTGTTATGCTTTTTAATCATTTCAGTTGCGCACTCTGCCTTTTCTTTTTCAAACTCCAATATCCTTAACGTTTTTGTAATTGAATATTCCAATATTTCTTCTTCTTCTTTATGGTTCAATTCTGCTAAAGCTCTGATGCTAACATACCATCCCCATTTTGCGTTAAATAGGCTCTCCCTTGTTTGCTCTTTTTCAAAATAGACATCGAATAGTCCACTGTGTAACTTCCTAAGTCGTTCAGTAAAGCGAAAAAAAAAGCACACGCCCCCAAATAATATTCACTTGGAGCATCTTTAAATATTTCATGCGTTCCTGTATAAGGAGCAATATCATAAAAAGGCTCTGTCTTTTTAAACCAATTGCGCTTAAACTTTACAACAGGTCGATATAATATTGACATCGCTTTGTAAAACGTTTCCGGCTTTGACATATACATTTCCAAATCGATATATTCAGCAGTCGAAAGATTATCCAACTTTGGAATGAATCCATAATGAACGCCTTTGTAAATAAATCTGCGATAAAAATTAGGATTGCTATTTAAAGCATTTGTAACTATTTCACTTATCTCTTGAAAGTCTTTTAACTGTAATAGATTTGTGTTTTCAATTTCACAAAAGATTGATACTAAATCATGATTAGATTGCTCCGAGTTTTGAAACTCTACAAATTGATTTAGTGTAATATCCTGTAATGTTGTTGGTATGTTTATCTTCATACCATTATAACGACAAAAAAGCGTTTTGATTTTATCTAAAATCAGATATTGATTTGCCTAATGATAAATGCTTTCTTGATTGAATAGCTAAAGCCAAACTAATAACACTATCATCATGTACTCCTTGAGGTGCAGAATATTGAACATTTCTTGTTACTTGATTGTAGATATAAGTAAACGCTTCGAGTTCGTCTATAAGCCAATTAATATCTAAAATTGATATATCTTTTTGCTGAAACAAAACCGCTAAATCTTCAATCATTATAGGTTTTGTTTTTGTAGTTGTAACATAAGGCTCAACTAATCGTTTGCATTTCTTTTGAAGCATCTCAAAAAAAACATCACCTTGATTGTTTACCTCGACATAACTCTTTGCTTGATATTGATTTATAATATTAGCAACCTTATCAATTATCTTTGTCCATTCGTCTTGCCTCCAACGCTCACAGAAAATAGTTTGATTGTTTTCGTTAACAATAGTTAAAACGGTATAATCGTCTGCTCTACCAATATCCACTCCCCCATAATATTTTTTAGATTGGTTTGGAACTGAAATACATTCTCTAACATTTGCAAATAATCCACTTGCATTATCTATAAATTGCGCTAAATATTCTTGTTTAAAAACATGATCCGGTAAAGACCTTTTCCTCTCTTCTAAATCTAAAACATTTATAAATGGAGTGTCGTAACTTGTAAAGTGAAAGTACTTATATCGATTGTCGTAGTTGGGTTGTAATGATAATTTGTAAAAATGATTCTTACCTTTTGGAGTTGATATAAACAAAACCTTTTTACCTTTGACTAATACGGTTGCAGAAAGTACCTCGCTCCATAGTTCCTCTCTTGTAAATGCATACTCATCAATTATAAGATAGTCAAAAGTATTACCCCTAATATTATCAGGCCTCTCTCCTGAAAAAAAAGAAATAGTACTTCCAAATCCTTTGACTGTTAATTCACTTTGGTTAAACTCAAATAATCCACTATTGATTGTGGCTTTTTCAAGTTCAGAAAATACTTTTTTTCCTTGTTTATAAATTGGAGTTACCCAAGCAATATTGCAACCACTATCATTAATACACCAATCTAACATTTGATTAATGCCTAACATTGTTTTACCAAATTGCCTACCTATATTTAAAATATAGTATTTATACGGTTCATTCCTAATAGAATGATGTATTGATTTTTGATTCTCGTGTGGTTTATATCCTTTTATTGTCATTCATCAAATTCAAACCTTGTAACTTTTACATCGTTTTGAGTTTTCTCAACGAGGTTATTTAATCGCTGTGTAATACTTGGATTATATATTCCTGCCATACCTCCTTCGATTTGGTCTTTTCTCGTGTGCTTTTTTATATATGAACAGATAGGTGCATATTCTTCATATCTATTATCTTTATTCTTTAAATAATCTCCTAAATCTTCTATAATATCATTGTCAGCTAACCAACATTCAAAACCTTCTATTGTAAAAGGTCTTTCTTTTTCTCTAAAAACATCAATAGCATCTTTACCAACCCAATCTTTTACAATAAATGGATTGCTTTTGGTTTCTTTTTGATAAGCCAAAAAGTACTCTTTTAATTTTTGAGGACTTTCTATGTATTTATTTTTGCCCATTTATTAGAATATCTTTTTTAGTTTTTTAAATCAATTCTCCTATGCTCCCCAACTCTTTAATAACATCGGGATTATTATCATAATGTTTTGAAATTCCCAATTCTTTAATCTTTTCAATCTTTGCTTTATTGCTTCCGGTTGCAAAGACTTTTGAATAAGGAATGTTTAATTTGTCTGCAATATCTTTTAATGTTACTTTAATGGAACGTGCTGAAATAATATATAAGTCAGAGATGGCCATTAATGCTTTTGCTTTTTCTAATCCTTTAGAATTTGTAAGAGTGCCATCATAATCAAAACTTATTTTTGGCTTTGCCAATTGAGTATAACAAACCGCCAATCTTTGCTCCTCGTTATATTCCGATTTCATTTTTTCATCAGACATACATCGAGAAATAAAATCAGTTTCATTTTCGCCTGTGTTTGGTTTAGGAATTGGCATTATAAAAGCTTCTTTAGTTTATTAATAAATGACTTCCAAACTCCCGAGCAATTAGTGCAAGGATCAAAAGGCTTTACTCGGTAGCATCTAAAATAAATGCTTGAGATTTTATGTTGCATTTCTTTGTTTAGTTCCGTTGGATTTGATGCAAATAATGTAGTTAAATATTCTCTTTCATCATCTTCTAATTCCAATGCGCCAATTGGGAAAAGATTGTTAAGCTTTTCTTTTCTTTTATTGCAGCCATCACATGGCTCAATTCCTACTGCTTCGGTTATGGATGCAATTATATCTCCCGCTCCTGTAATTTTTTTACGTCTTCCCATAGTTGTTGTTTTGTTTTTTTAACCGTTTTCTGAATCACTAAAAGATTTATACCTGTTTGTCGAGATAGTTCTCGTTGGCTCATCTCTTGGGTTGTTACTTTTAAAAGTTCACGTTCAAAAAAAGGTAATTGTTTGACTTTTTTTAATGTTATTTCTTTTATTTCGTCTAATTCAAAATCATAAGTATCAGCAAAGGTATTACAATTATCAATCAGTTCAACTGTTTTTGTTTTTTTGTCCTTTAATTTGTCGAGCCAAATGGACTTGATTGCAAAGTAAATATAAAAATCATTGACCTTTTTATCGTAGTTAGCAAATTTGAGATACATATCCTGAACAATATCGTCAGCGGTATCGTGGCTTTTACAAATATGGAATGCCATTTTGCGCCAATCTTTATCCCGCTTTGCTAATTCTTCAAGCATTTAATTTTTATTCATTAGATTTCTAATTGCAATATTTTTTTTAACTTCATCGTATAGTTCACCATTGAACTCCAATATAAAATCAGTTCCATTTAAAACTAAACACATTGTTTCGCTGTCAATTACATAACAACCATTCACATCAGAGATAACAAAATCAAAGTTTCGGTATTCCTGATCTTCTTCCGTTTGAATTAAAACTCTTGGCTGCTTCATAAAAACAAAGATAATTAAAAAATAATTACTAAAATGTTTGGTAGTTTATTATAAATAACTATATTTGTCCCATCAAACAATAACAAAAACCAAAATATTATGATAACTTTAAAAGTAACAAGACACAAAGGAACACAAGTTGAAGAAATTATGTTTGAATTTACTGCTAAAACTAAAAAAGAAGTTAACGCAGAATTTGTAAGAACACAAGGTTGGATGTATAAAGACAAAAACAGAACTTACGAATATATTAAAAACTAAAAAAAAAACATTATGAAAACATTTTTATCAAAACAGAAGTACCAAGTTTATGCAATTGGATTGATTGCAGTATATTTTTTAACCCGATTTTTATATTAAATTATGAGTATTAGAGCAAAACAAAAGTTCTATAATCAAGCTGTCACGCTTGGAATAGATTTAAAGGATTTGGATGTTGAGAAATTAGATTTTTCTAATCCAATAAAACACAAAAGCAGTTTTAAGAAACGTGCTGCTGAAATAAAGGAAATGTATAACTATAAGTTTCCCGCTTATGTAGAGCCTCGCAGTTTTGATTTTGGATTGTTTAATCTTGAATTTAAAAGAAAATGACAAAAAAGGAATTAAAATTTTTACTTAAAACAGCATTTAAAGGATTTCTATTTATTACTTTATTTACTATTTTATTAATATTAATTTTAGAAAAATGAAAAGTTTAATAATTGATTCAATAAAGGATTTTTGTAACGAGAACTATAATTGGTTTGATTACTATATTAACTCCAAAGGCTTTGAAATTTACGATGATGATTATAATTGCATTGCAATAGTTGATTTCGAGGTTGAGGTTGAAGTTTATCGTAAACCATGCACTGGTAATTATTTCAATCCACCTGAAACAGGAGAATGTGATTTTATACTTTTTGAAATAAGTGTGTTGGAAGTGTATAACTCAAAAGGCAAATTACTGCCAAACTATAAATTAAAACTACAAAACGAATTGGATAACGTAAAAGGAAAAATAATATGACAGCAGTAGAATGGCTACAAGAAGCATTAAGTTTAACATTTGAACAACAAATGCAATTTGAAGGATTATTCCAACAAGCCAAAGAAATGGAAAAGCAACAGATTTTTGATGCTTATGAAGATGGTTATTCAGATAGTGATAACACATTTGAATTAAATAAAGATTACTATAACGAACAATTTAAAAACAAATAAATGGAATTTAAAGGAACAAAAGGGGAGTGGTCTATTAAAAAAGAAGACTTGAAAACCGTAATGCAACAAGGATTAGCAATAGCATTAATATTATGCTTTATTATAGTGCCAATATTATCTGAAATATTATCAAATTTAATTAATAACAAATAAACATTATGAAAAACATACACATATTAAAAACAGACAAACAAATAAAAAATGTTGGAGATTTAGTTAAAGACCAATATGGAGATATTCACATTTTTACCAAAAATGATGGTAAAGAATATGGAAAAACTACCACTAAATTAAACATCTACATCACCTCTGATGAAGAAATTAAAGAAGGAGATTGGGTATTAAATATTTCAAATAATAAAATATTTAAACAAGATAATTCTAAATATGATGGTTACACTTTAAGTTTTTATAAAAAAATCATCATAACAACAGACCAAGACTTAATCAAAGATGGTGTACAAGCTATTGATATTGAGTTTTTAGAATGGTTTGTTAAGAATCCAAGTTGTGAGTTTGTAGATGTTTATAATGATAAAAGTGTAGGTTATGAATATGACCACTACTCAATCATCCTTCCAAAAAAGAATTTCTATTGCGGAGATAAATTTGATTATGATGAACAATGTTTAGAACAATGTGAGAATTGTGTAGATAAAAAAGGAATTGATTACGGGTATCTTCCAAAAGAAGAGCCTAAAAACATTTGCATCCAAACAGGATTACCTTGTGGTATGCAATGTTTTAGTGAAGAAGCTTGTAATATGATTATATATGAACAATTAAAAGTTGAAGAAATAGATTCTAATCAAGAATTATTTAATTATTTGGCTAACCAATTAGATGTGATTGCATTACAAAGTCAGTTGCACGATATTGAAAACATAGTTTTGGCTAATAAAGAACAACAAATTATTGAAGAAGTATTTGAATGGCTAACAACCAACAATTATTTAACAGATTTAAAAGAAACATTAATAGAAAACTTTAAAAACAGATAAGATTATGGGAATATGTAAATGTTGTAAAAGACAAGAAGAATTGAGATTAGGTTTTTGTTTTGATTGTGCAGATGCAGAATCAATTATAGAAAGTGGATTTGGTATGTACGATGAAAAAATTCCTAAACAAGAAGGAATGAGTACATCAATGAGTAGACTTCATCACATACTTAAATTATATGGTTTAATACAATTTAAAAACAAATAAGATTATGGAAGAACAAGGATTAGCAATAGCATTAATATTATGCTTTATTATAGTGCCAATATTATCTGAAATATTATCAAATTAATTAAAAACAATAAAATGAAACAAACAGCAGTAGAATGGTATGAAAAAGAAATTAATTCTTTACTTGAAAAATATGAATCAAAAGAAATTTCAACATTAGATTTTATAATAATTAAACATAATCTTTTTGACACAGCCAAAGAAATGGAAAAGCAACAGATTTTTGATGCTTATGAAAAAGGTTTTTTTGATGAAAGAAATGGTAAAAGTCCAGATGAAGAAAAATATTATAACCAAACTTTTAAAAAATAATATTATGAAAAAAGAAAAAAATTTAGGAGGCAGACCTAAAGCATTTATTGACGATGTTGCTGTTGTTTTGCCAATATCAGTTCCAAGCAAAGAGCGTGAAAATTTGCGAATAAAATGGAACAAAGATTTAGATAAATTTAGAATTAAAAAATAAACTATTATGAAAACACTATTTGAAAATTTAAAAGAAGAACACAAAATGCAGTTGGAAGTGATGAAAGAAATTTATCCAAACTCCCACGCAAGATTAGTCAAAACATTAGAAGATAATTATGTGTGGTCTTTGTTGACAATATCAGACGCATATACATTGATTTCAAACACGACAAACAAAAGCTTTTCAGTAACCAATTTATCAGACCTATTTTATGAGTAATTTACCAAAAATTAATGATATCTACACCGATAAACTTTCTATTCAGAAAGCCGATGTATTTGTAACTTTAATGAATCAGCAACCTAAACAAGAATGGATAAAGGATCACCCATTTATAAGAGGTTATAAATACCTGCCTATTGAAAGAATAGAGTATTTATTAAAAACTATATTTAAGTCTTATAAGATTGAAATTACAGGCCAAGGAACATCATTTAACGGTGTTTGGGTAACTGTTAGAATACATTATTTGCATCCGGTAAGTGGCGAATGGTTGTTTCATGATGGCATTGGTGCTTCGCAGTTACAAACTGCTAAAGGAACATCCCCTGCGGATTTAAACAATATTAATAATGGTGCTTTATCAATGGCATATCCTGTTGCAAAGACAATAGCTATAAAAGATGCTGCGGATCACTTCGGTAAGTTATTTGGATCTGATTTAAACCGTAAGGATTTAATTAACTACGAATTAGATTTAACATTGATTGAATTAACACCGGATCATCCTAATTGGAATAAGGTAAAAGAAGCTGTAAAAAGCGGTAACTATACGATTGAACAAATACGAACTAAATACAACCTATCAGATGAAAACGCAAAACAACTTATTTAAGGCACGAGCTTCCGCTTCAGGAAAGCTAATGACTGCTCCAAGAGCAAAGAGTGAAACATTATCAGAAACAACAAAAACTTATGTTTACGAATGGTTAAAAGAAAGCATTTACGGTATTCGTAAAAATATCAATAACAAATATTTATCTAAAGGATTATGGCTTGAAGATGAAGCTATAGATAAAACTATTGAATTATTAGATTTGTCCTTCGCTATTAAGAATGAGAAATTTTTTGAAGATGATTATTTTACAGGCACTCCGGATTTAATTGTTGATGGTGTTGTTTATGATACGAAATGCAGTTGGGATTGTTTTACTTTTCCATTATTTGATAATGATATACCAACTAAAGATTATTACTATCAATTACAGGTTTATATGCACCTTACAGGATGCAAAAAAGCATGTTTAGTTTATGTATTGTTGAACACTCCTGAAGAATTAACTTATGAAGAAAAACATAACTACGATGAAATGGATGCGAAGTATAGAATTAAGCATTTTGAGATTGATTATAATTCAGAAGTTATTGATCAATTACAAAATAAAGTTTTAGAAGTTAGAGAATTTATAAATAACATTAAATATTAGAAATTATGGCAGAAATTCAAGTAACGTTAAACGCACAAGCGTTGCATAATTTAGTAACAAAAAGAAGTTACAAAAACAAAGATGGTCAGGATGTAGAAGTCCAGGAGATTAAATTTAAATTAGTTGAGGTTAAAGAAGCTAAAACTATATTTACTTCTGACAAGTACAAGATTAACAAAACGCATTTCGCTTGTGTTATTCAAACAAAAGAGGAACGAGAGGCCAAAGCTGATACTATTTACATTGGCGAAGGATTTACAACCGTTTGGAACGCTGATAATGTACAAGTTCATCAGGCAGAGGTTATCAGTCCTAAACCTGTTGTTGAGGATGATTTACCATTTTAATATTATTAACAACCGCTGCGGTAGTAGATTAATTTTTGCTACCAAAAGCGGTTTAATTTAACAAAAATATATTATGAAAAACTATAATGAATTTTTAGAAAGTAAAAGAAAATCATTTATTGAAAGTGGATTTGAAATTTCAGAAAACAAATTAAATCCTGCATTAAAAGATTTTCAAAAGTTTGGAATAAAAACTGCTTTATATAAAGGCAAATTTGCATTATTTTTTGATTGTGGATTAGGTAAAACATTTTGCCAATTAGAATTGTCAAAACAAGTATCTATTAAGACAAAAAAGAAAGTATTAATATTAGCACCATTGGCTATTATTCAACAAACAAAAAATGAGTCAATAAAATTTGGTATTGATTTAGATTTTTTTGATATTGATAATTATGAGCAATTAAAAAATATAGATACTTCTATTTATTCCGGAGTTGTTTTAGATGAAAGTTCTATTTTAAAAGGTAGAGATGGTAATGATGAAAAACATATATGTCCATTGCAATTAGATACTATTGAACGAATATTACATTTATATTCTAATGAAGGCGAAACAGTTTTTAGTCCGTTTGGCGGTATTGGAAGTGAAGGATTTACAGCTATAAAAATGGGCAGAAAATCAATTAGCATTGAACTAAAAGAAAGTTATTTTAAAATTAATGAGAATAATCATAAATCAATAGTAGAAGAAAAAAGTACAACATTAACTTTATTTTAATGCAAAAGAAATTAGCAAAGATATTTGTTTTAGTGGATTTACTGGTTTAGGAAATAGATGAGCCAGTAATGACACCAACAAAACAGACAAAAGAAATACAAGATAAAGCAAGAGAATTGCAATATCTTTTAGAGCCTGTTTTAGTTAAGTTTTATGATAATAAAGAAGTAATAAAATCAAATTTTTTTCAAATTATGCAAAATAAGTTTAATTACATTTTTAATAAAGAATATAAATAATATGAACAAACAAAATAAAGCACGTTATACCAAACTATTTATTGATGATAAACTTCAACGTTATCCATCGTTTATAGGTCGTGAAAATGCTATTCCGCCCCCTAATTTAAAAGAAGCCGGAGCTAATGATTTAACAAGATTAGTAATTGACTTTTTAAACATGAGTAATTGCCAAGCGGAGCGTATTAGTTCACAAGGTCAATATAGGGATGGTAAAAAACAAGTTACTGATGTAATAGGTCGAGTTCGTACTATTGGAAGCGGAGTTTGGACTCCAGGAACAAGCACAAAA